CTGGAGTAGGAAAGATTCCATATAATTGAGCTTCATTCATATTATTCTATCACCGTATTGAAAGATATTGATATTCTATTTTCATTACTATTATTGCTTTCTACTAAATGATCTAACCAACCAGGAAATAAAACTAACAGGTTTTCTTTAGGTGTTATGTTATAATAATTACTTCGATATTTATTATAGGTATTTAATGTTTTTGATTTAAAACAATTATCGTGTGATGCTTTTACGTTTTGAAAATATAATTTTCCAGAATTTTTTGGAATTTTAACATAAAAAACTCCTGATAAAAATGCACCACTATGATTGTGAAGTTTATTACCATGTTTAAGATTATTAATATTAAACCAATAATCATGTATTTTTGTGTTTAAAGAAATTTCAAATATTGAACTATACTCTTTTAATTTTAATAATAATTTATCTAAAAATACTTTAAAATTTTTATCATTTAAATCTAAAGGATTACTTTGATATCCGCCAACATTACTAATAGTTCTACCTTTCGGATCTTTTTCTTTCATATTTAAAATATATCTTTCTAATTCA